CGGCTGTTCCCCACCCAGCAGACGCACTATTTGCGGTTCACGTTCAACTTCAACAGTTGCGTGATTACTCCGACCACGGGAACGGTATGCGCGCTCAAGGTCGGCTCTCTGCCCTACAATTCGTACCTGACGCAGATCAATCTCGATCTGATTACGGTCTTCAATCCAGCGGGCGGAACCGCAACCATTGGATTGAGCACGGCCGCGACAGGAGCAACAATCCTGGCGGCCCAGAACGTGTTCACGGGGGCGACGCTGGGCGCTGCGCCATATGTGTTCTGCGGCACGACCTGCGGTGCCGGCACATTCGCGGGTATCGGTCTTGCCGTGACGGGCAACACCGCGGCTCAGACCGGAACGCTCGGCGGCTTCGATGTCTATGTCGTGTTCACCGTCACCGCCAACGCGGCCCCGCAAGGCACCACGGGGCAGTTGATCGGCATCATTCAGTATGTCGCCCCGAATGACGGAACCTGCACGCAAGTACCGCTCGGCGCCACCGCCGGGGCGTGCTGATCGACCCTCCCGATCGGGGAGCTTCGGCAGCACCCCGGTCTGACTTGGCGCGGCGAACCGCGCCCTTTTCTCCCCATAGAAGGAATCCGCCATGTCGGTCACAAATCTCGCCGTGATGTTCGTCATCGGCGGCAACAATCAAGGAATGGCCAATCAGGAACTCGTGCCAGGTCCGGCCGCCACCCAGGCCACAGCCAGGCGGGTGAGCAACCAGCTCGCGCGCGTCACGAGTTCGGTGAATACCGGCAGCCTCATCCTTCCGAGCATCGGAACCGGAGAGGCAAACGAAATGATCACCATCGTCAACGATACCGCGGTAATCGTCAACGTCTACCCAGCCACGGGCGAGAAGATGAACGGCGTTGCCAATGCGGCCTTTCAAATCACGGCCAACTTGAGCGCTGTATTCATTCCGGTCCTGAACTCCCCCGGCAACCCGACTTCCCTCGATTGGCGCGCAACGCTGATCCCATAACGGAGGCACCATGATAGTCTTACCGGACGGATCAGCTTTTTTTATTGCTGAGGTATCAACGGAACCGAACACGGACGATCCCGTGAAATGGAACCCTTGGAACAAAGTGGTTCAGGATCATCGCGACGGCACGATTCACCATGTTGCGACGAATGAAGCTCGCCGCCAGCGTGGACTTCCTACGCCGTGGACACCAGATATTGCCGAAAGTGAAGTCAACCAGGAACCCATCCCATGACGCAAGTTACCTATATTCCGCGCGAGCCAACCGATCCCGCCGTGATGGTCTGGAACGGTGTCGAGTTCCCCGCCAACGTCCCGATCGAACTCGATCCGGTCAAGCACAGCTACATGGTGCCCATCGTTGACAAGTGGGTTGACGAGAAGACCGGCGAGGTCCGCTCGAAAGCCACGGAACGGCGGATGGCCATGGCGCAGATCGCCAAGGGAAATCCCAGTTTCCGGGTCGAGGGCGAGCCCATCGTTGAGCGGCGCCGCCCTGGCCGCCGCCCGAACCCAAAGACCTCCGAGGAATACCGCAGCCACGCCCAGGCATGGATTGCCGCCGCCGAGGACCACGAAGACCTCGAACAGCGCTGGACCGACGAGGAGGCACTCCGCGAGCGCTGCGGGGTCGGCGAGGACGATATCAACTATCTGAAGCCTTTTTTCGAGGCCAAGCACCATGAGTTAAAGAAAAGGGCCGCCTGAATGAGCGAAGAAATGGAAATGCCGCGCTATCGATGCCATAAGGAAGTGTGGGCACTAAAAATTAAGAAAATAGAAGGTGTCATCATCACACCAGCCGATAATGGATATGGCAAATTTGAAGTTGATGATGCCTATCTGCTGAAGCACAAGCCAAAGGCGGGTGGCTATTATGTCGTCTATAAAGACGGCTACAAGTCATTCTCACCATCAGAGGCTTTTGAGGAAGGCTATACGAGGATTTGATGCAATACGACATTGACGAGCGGTCGCTCGATCAGGCCGCCAAGAGCGCGCTTCAGGAAGCGTTGGATGCCGTGACTGCTCGTCTCAAAGAGGAACCTGATCTGGGCAGGCATGGCGGGCTGCTGCTGGCAGCCTCGCTGATCCAAACCATCATGGATAAGTATTGATGCCCGGCGCATTCCGCACGCAGACCGATCTCGTCCTTGAATCGCTTGCCAACCTCGGCGTGCTCGCCGCGGGACAGACTCCAGACGTCGAGGACGTTCAATATGTGCAGGAAAAGCTTGACGCCATCTTCCGAATGCTGGCGGGCCTGGACATCTGCTACATCGCGGACGCCAACCAGATACCCGGTGCGCTGTTCTCTCCGCTGGCCGATATCGTGGCGGGCGACTGCGCTACCAAGTTCGGATCGAGCCCGGATGACTTCAGTAAGCTTACGGCTAAAGGATTAGGCGTCCCGCCGGGGAGCGGGGCCGGTGCCATGGCGATCAAGGCCATCACCCGCGGCCGGGCGACATTCGAGCCGTTGCGGGTGCAATATTTCTGAGGCGCATTCATGCCGGAATATACGGATGCGCTGCAACAATACATGACACATCAGCCGGAACGGCCGAACCCGGCACAGCCATATCTTGATGCAGCCAAGAACTTCTATGCGGGCGGATTGCATGGGGTGTTGAAAGGCGCGGGCGTGAAGACCCCAGAATGGTCGGATCGGTTGGCAGGCTTTCTCAACAATCCGTCCGCCAATGCAGCACTCGGAGTCATGTCGCCAATGAAGGTGCCGTCTTTGGGAGGAAGGACCGTTCAAGTAAAAATGGGCAAGCCGGTAGAAGTGGAGGCTTACAAAGGTTCTCATCCGTATGTGAATGAGCCCGATAGAGACTGGAAAGGCAACATCATCAAGGATTATGGACCGCGCCGTCAATTGATGGTCGAAGAACCGTTTAAGAGCAGTGCTGGACATGCAGGCTTTTTTTCGTCCGACCCAGAAGTTGCCAGTCGCTTTGCTCAGGTGCTCTCACGAGAGGGAACGGTGTTCCCAGTTAAAATCAAGTTCAATAATCCTTATGTAATTGATGGGAAAGGAAAGCCAGCGGCTTCATGGCAATTTGAAAGTGTCGCTCGTGAGCATGGTATGCAGGATGCCCTAAAGCAATATCAGGATGCCCTCAAAGACCCGAAATATGACGGCATCATTGTTAAAAACACGAAAGATGAGGGGCATGTATATATCCCAAAAGAACACACGCAACTAAAACCTGGATTGTTCCCGGACGAATAAATGCGTGGCCCATTCGATATCACTTTCCCTCTCAGCAGCTTCCCCGGCAACACGCCGCAGGAATCGGCGGGCCGACTTGTGAATTGTATTGCCGAGCCACTTGGGCCTGGAGGACCGTCTCCTGCTGGTTACCATCGGCAGCCGGGCCTTTCACAGTTCGCCGTTACCGCCCAGACAGGCTACCGCGGCGGCCTGATCGTCAACAACTTGTCTTATGAGGTTTGGGCCAATCAGGCGGCGACCGTTACGAGCGCGGGCGTTGTAGCATTGCTCGGAAACTTCCCGGGAACGAAAAAGGTGTCCATTGCCAGAAACCAAAACGTCACTCCAGATGTCGTTGGAGTCGATATTGACAACGGTGCTTACACACTTTCAACCGGAGGCGCCCCGGTTGCCTATACCGGCGGCGGTAACCTTCCACAGCCTAACTCCGTCTGCTTTCAAGATTCGTACTTCTTCTTCACGATTGCAGACGGCCGTTGCTTTGCATCGGGCATTAATGCGCTTACTCAAAACGCGCTCACGTTCATCACAGCACAGTCTCGATCTGACGTTGTTCTACTGCGTGGAATAGCGTTCTCGGGTCTGCTGTTCCTGTTCACCACCGGACACTGCGAAGTCTGGCAGGATGTAGCCAATGTCGCCCCGGCCTTCCCCTATGCCCGTCAAGTCGTGCTGCCATTCGGGCTTCTCCAGGCCAACGCCATCGCGGGGATGGTGACGGGCTTCGATGATCTGTCATGGGTGGCGCAAGACTTCGGTGTGTGGAACCTGCCCTACGGATCGCTCCAGCCAACCAAGATCAGCCCGCCCGATCTCGACAGGCTGATCGAGGCCCAGCACAAGCTCGGCAACGTGCTGGAAGCCTCGGTCTATATGTTCGCCGGCAAGAAATTCTGGGTGTTGTCCTCGCCCGCGTGGACCTGGGAATTCAATATCGGCACCCAGCAGTGGAACGAGCGGTGGTCCCTGAGCGATGCCGGAATACAGGGACGTTGGCGCGGCGTCGGCGGACATCCCGCATTCGGCAAGTGGCTTCTCGGCGACACGCACGGCGGGACGCTCTGCTTTATCGATGACACCAACTACACCGAACTCGGAATGCCCATGCTCCTGCGGATCGAGAGCGCTCCGGTCGCGAACTTCCCGAACCGCATCCGGGTCGCGCGGGCAGATTTCAACTTCTCCACGGGCTCGGGACAGGCGACCCGCGCCATCATTATGAACGTGAGTGGCGCCGCGGCAGGAACCGGCGGCGTGGTCAGGCTCACGGTTGACAGCACGCAACAGGTCAGCACCAACGACACCGTTATTGTCTCGGCAATCGTGGGCACAACGGAGGCGAATGGAACATGGCCGGTGACGGTTATAGATGCGACGCATATCGAGCTTCAGGGGAGTGTTTTTGTTCACGCCTATGTCTCGGGGGGAACTGCCACCGACGTTACTGCTCCGCCGAATGTCATCAACCCGATGGTAGCTATAAGCTGGAGCGACAACGATGGATTAATCTGGAAAAATCCCTTATTGCGCAGTCTCGGCGTTCAAGGATCATCCAAGACGACCCGCGTGGTCGTTAAGCACACCGGCATGAGCGGCCCGCAGGGGCGGCGCTGGCGGCTCGATATCACCGATCCCGTGAACGCGCCATTCATGTCGGCAACGCAGGCGGATAATCCTGCGGAGAACTAGGTGTGGATTACGCCGAGGCACTTCGCGGCTTCTTTGGCGGCAACGCGCAGCCCGATCCCGGCTATGCGGGGCCGCTGCGGCAGATGATCGACCCGTTGTCCGGCAAGCGCTCGGTCGGAGAAATGCCATCGACGCAATATGCGGTCAAGGAAGTCGGCAGGAGCGCCGTGGAGCCGTTCGGGCAACTCGGTCGGCTGATGACGGGGCAGAGCCAAGACACGCTGGCGGACATCGTAGGGGCAGCGGCGGGGCTTGCACCAATAGGGCCTCCGGGGTCAGGGAAGGCGCTGAAAGGCGCTCTCAAGGTCGTTGATGATGGATTGCGCATCAACATTTCCCCCCACGGCATGGAAGTCCCCAAGTGGGGCAAAGGCTTGACTTGGGGCCTCACCGCCTATCGAAGCAAGGTCAAGGGCGAAGACGTTATCCATGTACGCGACGCTCGGTTACCTCCCGAAATGCAGGGACAAGGCCACGGGACCGCCATGTATGAGCACGCGGCCGATATTGCGGCGAAGGAAAACAAGCCTCTTTTGAGCGACGGTACCGTAACGCAAGATGCCGCGAACAGGTGGATGGCGCTCAATCGGCGCGGCTATAATGTCCAAATGGCGCCTGACAAGGTATTCCGGCCAGGGCCGCCAGAGGCACCGCATCTAGGACGATTTGAAACGCCAGATGGTTCTCCGGTGTTTCGAGTTGAGTCAAAGGACAAGGGCGACTGATGGCCCTTGTCACCCCGCTTCCGCCCCTGACCTCGCGATGGGTGAAGGTGCCGGAGGGCACACCGGAACTGGCCTGGCGGCAGTATCTTCTTTCGGTCGATGCGGATATCCGGGCGCTCGATCTGCTCACGCCACAGGTCGCGACGCTCAATACCCAGGTCGGTACACTCAATACCCAGGTCGCTGCCCTTCAGACATTCTCGCCCCAGGTCGCTGGCGCGCTGGTCGCTTCCCCCACCGGCATAGCAAATACCGGCGGCCGAATGCTCGGTCTCTCCAACCTATCGGCAAGCAACATCATTACCCCTGCGAAGACCGGCCGCGTTCTGATCATGATTAGCGGTGCTGTAGTGCAATCGGTGTCGGGTGACGGTGCCTTCTGGCACATCCGCACGGGAACGGGGGCCGCGCCAGCCAACGGCGCGGCACTCACCGGGGCACAGTCCGGCGGGCAGCAGAGCTTCACGGGGAACGGGATCGTCGCGACGGTGGTTCCGTTCGCCATTCAGGCACTTGTCACCGGCTTGGCGCTATCGACCGCAGCCTGGATTGATCTTGTGCTTGGAACCATTACCGGCGGCACCGCCACCATGACGCAGGTCAACACGTCCGCAATCGAGGTGTGAGCTATGTTATTCGATCAGTTCGGCGCCGGGCAGATGGGCAACGGGCAGGGACCGCCCAGCCCCCAACAGGCGCAAGGCTCTCCCAACTTCCAGCTCGGGAACTGGGGCAACGTGCCCCAAGGCGGGGGCGGGCAGCCGAACTTTGCGGCCATGCTCCAGCAGTTCTTGCAGCGGATAGGACAGCGCCCGGGAGGGCAGAACCTCATGGGCGGCATGGGCGGCGGCGCTCCCCCGAACGTGCAGCCCGGAGGCCCAGGAGGCGGTGTATTGCAAGGGGGGATAAACACACAGATGCCCGGGAACGACATGCGCACCGCCATGCCCATGAATGCCAGTCAAATGACGCCGTTCCTCGGAAGGTAAACCGATGGGAATTTTCGATGCCTTCAGCGCGGAGCCCGGTCAGAAGGCGGCGGCCGATCAGGTCGCGGCCATCCAGCAGGGCAAGGCGGACGTTAACCGCACATTCGGCCAGGGCCGTGGCGCGCTCACGACCGACTACGCGGCGGCGCTGTCGCCCTACACCCAGAACTACGCGGCCACGAGCGCAGGGCAAAATGCGTACGGCAATGCGATGGGCGCCAATGGCCCGGAGGGCAACGCAGCGGCGCTGGCGGCCTTCTTGAATAACCCCGGCTATAAGTTCCAACTCGGGCAAGGCATGGATGCCGTGCTCGCCAATGCCGCACGCATGGGGCAGCTCAACTCGGGCAACACAGACATCGACCTGACCAAGTTTGCGGAAAACCTCGCCGGCACAAGCTGGGACAACTACGTCAAAAACCTACAGCCCTATCTCGGCGCGGCGAACAGCGCGGCTGGTGGCATCGCGGGCGTCAATACCGGCCTCGGCAATGCGATGAATGCCAACTACACCGGCCAGGGCCAGGCGCTCTATGGCGCTGATACCTCGATTGGCAAGGCTCAGGCCGGCGGCGATATGGCAGGCTACAATGCCTCGGCGAACGCGATCGGGGCCGGCCTCGGCCTTGCGAGCGACGCGGCCAAGATCGCGGGAGCGCGCGCATAAATGGCTGGCAATCCGTTCTCAGTCGATCCGCAGGAAACCGGCTTCGGCCCGCCGAACATGGCGGCGCAACTGTTCGGCATGATCTCCAGCCTGCCGGATTCCTACCAGCAGGGCGTCAAGCAGAAGTTTGAACGCGGACAGATGGGCCGCATTCAGGAGCTTCAGAAGCCCATCCTTGGGCCTGATGGCAAGCCGACACAAGATGTAGGCTTGATCTCGCAGGAGCTTCTAAAACGCGGCGGCGGGGAGTATGCCAAAGACCTTTTGCCGTTCATCTGGAAACAGCAATTCCTGAACGAGGATCAGGGTGCCGGCGGCGGTCAATCGCCCTATGGGGGCCCGCCGCAGATCGGCAGGGGCTACCATGGTCAAACGAACATGGACCCGAATATCCTGCACGCTCAGGCGGGCGAGCCTCCCCGGCTCGGCTCGGAACCGCAGGGAGATACGGTCAATCCGCGACGGATAGGGGATCAAGCTCAAAACCTGACCGGGCCGACGATTCAGCCGCGACGCCGCCAGGATGACGTTGGGAGCACATCAACCGACTTTCAGCAACCCGGCTCGCCGGAGCCAACACAAGCGGGCACTGGGGCGCCGCAACAGGCCCCCAGCGGGGCGAGCGGCATGGTACCGCCGGGAGCCGATCCCCGCGCCTATGCGCAAGCCCTGAAGCAGGCTGCCGAGGGCGAGCGCACCCGTGCGCGCCGCGAGGCCATCGCTGGGATTCCATCCAAGGCGCGCGAGGACAAGGCGGCGGCGTACGATAAAACCGCCGATGACATCCTCAAGGAAATTGGCGAGGCCGGCCGCCCGACCGGGCCACAGAAGGAATTCCGTGATCCCATCGTGCAGGCCGGCAAAGCATCAACCAAGCTTTCGGAAGATGTAGCGGCAGCCAAGGGCAAGCGCATCGGCGAAGTAATCGAGGCCGGCGGTCTCCCCGGCCGGCAGATGCTCAACACCCTCAACGTCATGGAAGACGCCTTCAAGCAAGGCGGCGCGAACATCTCCACCGGCCCGGGCGCCGAGGCTTGGCTGAAGGTCAAGCAGGCAGCCAACAATATGTGGCCCGGCCTGTTCAACGGCGTTCCCGAGTCCGAAGCGGTGCAGAAGCTCAACGCCCAGCTCGCTGCCGCGGCTGCCAAGGCAATGACCGCGCGGCCGTCGCAACTCGAGTTCCGCGCCTTCATGGCGAACAATCCAGGCCTCCTGACCTCCAAGGAAGGATCGTTTGCCCTCATCAACGTGCTTCGCCAAGCCAAGGAACAGGACATCGCCTTAAGCCGCTTGGCGATGAACAACAGGAATCACGACAACTGGACCGAGATCGAGGACAAATTCTACAAGGAACACCCGATCAAAAGCCCGTTCACCGGCAAGGCTCTGACCGGACAGGAAAAGCCAGCCGCAGCTGGCTTGCCGCCTCCTCAGATCGGGGAAATCCATAACGGGCACCGATACCTCGGCGGCAATCCGAAAGATTCCAAGTCGTGGGCGCTCGTGACCCCGGCGGAGCGTACCTGATGCCCCAGCCGTGGGAAATGAACTGGGCCGAGCCGCCACCTGCCCCCGCCTTGGCCGAAGGCGCAAAGCCTTGGGAAATGAACTGGGGACAGCCGGCCGAAGCCCCGAAAGAGGAAAAGGGAACCCTCCGCAAGATCGCCGAGGGCCTGACTGGCGGCCCGCCTCCGGAGCAGAAGGGCATCACCGCGGAATCATTCTGGCCCGTGCGCCTCGGCAAGCAGATCGCTGGAGCCGTCAAAAGCGCCGTTACAGCCCCAAGGGACGTGCTGGAAGGCACCCTCGACCCGATAAGTCCCGAGGGCATCAAACGCGCCATGGACGTTGCCAGCGTCGCTACGCCCATCAATCCGGCGGCGCGCGCGGGTGACCTGGCCATGGCGGGGGCGGCGCGGCGATCGCCAGGCTCGGCAACCGCTATAACGCCAAATCTTGAAGCGGCGACCACTGCGGCGGAACTCGG